ATCTGATAGAGTGGCAGACCGCTTACGTAATGCTTCAAAGATTTCTACTCAGGCCAGTTATGTAAACCAACAGGCTAACGTAGATGCCTTGGGTATCCAAGCACAGCTTGAGGGACGCTTAGCAAGTATTGTAGACCCAGCTAAACCAAACCTAGGTACTTATTTGGTTAAGGGTGCTTCGGGGGCTATAGGTAACTACGCATCTATCGGTGGTAGTACTACATGGTCATCACTCGCTACAGGTACAGCTTAACAGGAGATACAAATGGCAACACCATCTAAAAGAAGTCAGGTAGCAGGGTTGCAGACGATTACGTCTAATCAACCTGTAGCCAGACCTGTGGATACCTTTGTATCTTATCGTCCACCAGCAAAGAAAGAAGGGGCATCAGCACTGCTAGATGCTCTCTCTACCATTAGCCCAGTACTGGGTAAGATGGCAGAGTCTAACCGTAAGGCTAAAGCAGCCCAAGAAGCTACAGTTATTGATAAGGCTTTCTTATCAGACCCTGATGGTTTTGTACAAGACTTTACATCAGGTAAATACCAAGACTTCATGGCTCCCTCACAGGTTCTAGCTGGTGAGCATATGGGTAAACGCTTGGCTAAACAGTATGGTGCTGCACTAAAGCAGGGTTATGCTACATCAGGTCTTGCTGAGAGTGATGATGCTACAGCCTTTAATACTTGGGAAGAAGCCCAACGAGCTAGGTTTGTTATAGACAACAAGGATTACTTTAGTCAGGCTGGCGTAGTCTCAGGCTTCTCTGATATGTTCCGTACATATACTTTTAACATGGACTCAGATCATAAATCTAAAGCTGTCGAGAACCTAGTTAAAAATCAGACAGCAAATTTTAGCACAGACATTTCGTCTAAGATTGACGCAGTAGTAGCTGGTACTCTAGATGCACAGGGTTTTGCTGCTCATATTAAGATGAGCCAGAACGATAGTAAGCTAGGATATAACTTTAGTAATAAAACTGCTAACACTGTTACTCTAGATACTATTATCAAGTATGCTACAGAAGACCCTGATCTAAGTTATGCTGAACGTAACTCTGTACTAAACCTAGCCTTTGGTATTGAAACCACTAAGGGTAGTTTCTTGGGTAATACTCAGGAAGGTCAGATGGCTATTGGTAAGGCTAGGGCTTCTATTGAGGCTAAGAGATTAAAGGAACAGGATCAAGAGTATAAACTGTATACTCAGACAAAAACACTAGTAACAGATAGCATACAGAATATTATCCAACAAAAGCTACAGATTACTCCAGATGCAAAACTAGAAGATATCCTAACTACAAAACAATTAGAAGAAGCTAGAGTTTACTTTCCAGAGTTAATCTCATATCACAGTAAAAACCAAGCCTTCTTTCAGGGTAAAGTAGAAGAAGTAGATAGCCAAGACATTGTATCAATGAGAATAGAACTAGCTACTGCTACAACTACTGCACAGGCTCGTGACATTATCACTGGTTGGCAAGTCTCAGGTAGGTTGAAGAATAACCCTACAGTGTTTAATACTCTGTGGCAGCAAGCTGACAAGATCAAAGAAATCAAAGACCCTGCTCTTAAGGACTTTACAACAGATAAGTACTATAGCACTTACTTTAGACAGTTAGGTGGGGTAGACCCATCTACAGGATTTAATCCATTCCCTGTTGCTGATCCTAGAAACCAAGTACTAACAGATTTCTTTGAGGCTTTTGTAGATTTGTACTACACAGATGAGTATCAAGGATTAAATAATCCACAGAAGCGTGATGCAGTCAAACAACTCTTCCTTACCTCTAAACAAGAAATTATAGACGCTGCCCCTGCACAACCTCTTGTACCAGCCCTAGATGGCTAACATAACTAATATAGGAGTCTTAAATGGCTGAACCTGATATTCCAGTATCTGCGGATGCTGTGCCTACCCAGCCTGTCCCTACACCTGAGGGTGAACCACAAAGCGATGGGATGCTAAAAGATACTCTTGAGGGTGTGGCAACAGGAGCAACTAAAGGTGTTAACGAATTAGTCAAAACAGCAGACACACTTACGTTTGGTGGTGTGAATGAAGTGGGTGACTGGCTCAACGAAAACGTAGCTGACTTAGGTACACTAGGGGTAAACGAGAGTGGAGAACTAGTATACTACAGAGCAGCACAGGCTATCAAAGAAGCTAAGGAAGCAGGACTTGAAAGAGGTGATGCAGCCTTTAATGACTTTGTTAAGGAACGAGTTACCACTACTAAGCTAACTGATGGTTTGCAAACAATCTCTGGTAATATAGCTTCATCCCTAACGCAGTTTGCTGCTGGGTGGCTACCAGCTAACAGAATGATGAAGCTGCTACCAACCCCTAAAACTACAGCAGGTAAAGTTTCTAAACTAGCTGGTGAGGGTGCAGTAGCTGAAGTCATTGCTTTTGATAAGTATGAAGACCGTTTGTCTAATATTATCGAAGACTACCCAGCACTAGAAAATCCTGTAACAGCTTTCCTTGCTGCTGATCCAAATGATCCGGCAGCACTAGCAGTTCTAAAACAAGCTACTGAAGGTGTAATGACAGAAGCGTTGTTCCTACCCTTTGTAGCTGGACTCAAAGCACTACGAGCTAATCGTAATAACTTTGAAGAAACAGATAGACTAGTACAGGAAGCAGGGGAAGAAGCAACTGCTTTAGCCCCACAGTTAGGTAACGAAGTTGAGCAATCCCTTAAGTCTTGGGAAGAGGCTAACTCTGTCATTGCTACTAAGTATGATGAAGCAGCCCCACTAACAGGAGCAGCACGTACTCAAACACGTAAGGAAGGTAGGGATGAGGCTGTAGCAGCACTAGATGATGCACAGCTAGAAGACCTACAGGCCAAGGGTGGAGGCATACAACTTACCAACGAAGCTATGCAGCAGGCTGCTCGTAGGGATATTGGTAAGTACCTATCACCCTATAGTGACAATGTTACTTTAGGTGTAGCTAACTGGATTGAACGCTTTGGTGGTGACGTAGTTCGCGCACGGCGCACTCTAGTACGTGCTACAGAGATGGTTAACGTAGCTGATGTAGAGTTTTCTAAAGTAGCTACTAAGTTCCAAACAGGAGAAGCTACTGAAGAAGAATTAAAAAGAGCCTTTAAAAATGTCGTAGGTATTGTTAACATAGCTCGTGGTGGCTTCTCAGAAGCTGGACGTATGCTAGAGTTTTCTAAAGTCGTAGACGGATGGAATGTAAATACTCTTAACACTGCTATTGAAGCTGGTACAGCCTTGCAGGGTAATCTTAGGGGTAGACAAAAGTTCATGGCTAACATGGCTAAGTATGCTTTTGATATCCAGAAGGGTGGAGCCAAGAGCGTTGCCATTGTGAATGAGTTATTTATTAACTCTATCCTATCAGGTCTAAAGACACATCTAGTAAACATTGGTTCTAACACATTTACTATGGCTACTATGCCACTAGAAAAACTAGCTGGTGCAACCATGCGCCTTGATAAAAAAGAAGCTATGAAGGCTTTGTATATGTATCAGGGCATGAGTTTAAATGCGTGGCAAGCTGTTAAGGGTGGCTTTCAAGCTCTTAAAAAAGGACAGACACAGTTAGACATAGATCGTTCTATTCTTGAAGAAGGTCTACAAGAGGGTGCAATCCCAAACTGGGCATTAGGTTCAGTTATACGATTACCTACTCGTGCCTTGGCAGCAGAGGATGAGTTCTTTAAACAGCTTAACTTCCGCGCCTTTGCGTATGCCGAAGCTATGGCTGATGGTAAAGCCTTAGGTAAGCGTGGTGCTGATCTATCTGACTATGTAGACCAAGAACTAAACAAAGCTGTAGAAGCACAACTTAAAGCATCTATAGCTAAAGCTACTACTAGTGAGAATGTAGTAGCAGACAGTGCTATTGAGTATGCACGTACTGCTACGTTTACCCAAGGCTTGGGTGGTAAGAGTATTAACGAAAGATTGTCTCAGGGTGTAAGTAAGGCTGTAACAGACTTCCCTATCCTAAGGCAAATCAATCCGTTTATCCGTACCCCACTAAACATTGCCTCATACACACTACAGAGAAGCCCATTAGCTCCACTGTCTGGTAGATGGCGTAGAGATATGATGCAGGGTGGACAGGCTCAGAGTGAAGCTATTGCTCGTGCGTCTGTAGGCTCTGGCCTTGCTTTCTACTTCTATGGACTAGCAGAGCAGGGTGCTATTACAGGTACTGGTTCTGGCCTTAGTGTAGATCAAATCAAAGCTATGGAAGATATGTATGGCTATAGACGTAATGCTGTCTATGATGGTGAAGAATACCTAGAGGTATCCAGACTATCACCAGCTAGTGATCTTATGACTATCATGGCTTCTATCTATGAGTTGAATAAGTATGGTGCTAGTAAAGAAGCAGATGAATTAGCGATAGCTACTACTATGGTTCTGTCTGAGTTCGCTAGAGATAAAACCTTTATGCAGGGCTTAGGTGATTTTATGAACGCCATAGAAGACCCAGAGCGTTATGGAACATCCTATGCAGGTAGCCGTATTGCAGCCTTAGTACCGTTCTCTGGTTTCTTAAAATCAATGAATGGTGATCCTAGACTAAGAAAAATCTATGAATTAAGTGAAGCATACAAGAAGACAATTCCTGGATTATCCAAAGACTTAGACCCTGTTCGTAACATTTTAGGTGAACAAAAACTAGTCCCAGAGTTCTGGGGAGTAGACTTTGCATCCCCTATTGGACACACTGTTGAGAAGAATGATCCTATAGCACTAGCATTTAAACAAGCTGCTGATGCTGGAACACCCTTCAACATCCCTATGCCTTCTAAGAATAAAGCTGGTATAGACTTGACTGACAGGGCTTTTAGTAATGACTTTCAGGATAAACCTCTGAACCCTAAGCGTGTACGGCAGACAGCCTACGATATGTGGTTAGAGTTTTCTGGTAAAATTCCACTAGACTTTACTGGTAAGGGTGACATGAAGACACTCAGAGAAGCCTTAACTACTGTTGTATCAGACCCACGGTTTGAGGGGCAGGCTACAGGTAACTTCCGTATTGGAGATAAAGTATACACTGGTTCTCGTGCTGACTACATTAACCAGACAATTACAGCTTATCGTAATATTGCTTGGGATGTGCTAGTAGGTAAAGACCCATATGAAGCTAATGCTGCTAGTGGTATCTTTGACTCTAAGGGTTTCCTAGTAGATGTTAAGGGTGCTTTTAACCCTCGACTTGCTACTGCTTTCTGGACTAATAATAAAGTTGCAGGAGAAGCCGCAAAGACTAAAGAAGGTCAAGAGTGGATGAAGGGTAATCAGTCAGCCATTGAGGATAGAATTAAGGGGATATTTTCCCAAGGGAGTAATTAAATGAGTAACTCTGTACAACTGTACACAAACATTGCGGTAGCGCAAAGCAGTTTTTCATTTCCATTCTCCTATCTAGAAGCGGTAGATATTACTGCCTACGTAGATGGGGTAGTGGTATTTCAGAACAACGCTTCTACAGGTACAGCAGTAGGGGGCAACACTTATGTTGTTGCCTTCTCTGCACCTAACTCTACTACGCTTACGTTCTCTCCTGCTGTCGTAGCGGGGAGTGACGTGCGTATTCAGCGTAACACAAACTTGGTCACTAAGGCTGTAGACTTTGCAGACGGTGCAGTACTGACTGAACTATCTCTTGATACCGCTATTGACCAAGTGTTCTTTGGCGCACAGGAAGCTGTTGATAGAGCAAATGAATCTATTGCAGTAGACTTAGATGACAAGTGGGATGCTAATAATAAGCCTATTAAGAACGTGGCTAATCCTACTAACGCTCAGGATGTAGCTACTAAAGACTACTTAGAGAACACTTGGCTAACACCAGCAGACAAGGCACAGCTAAACGCTCTAAACATCCCAAATCTTAATACAGTGGCAAATGATGTAGCTAATGTTAATACTGTAGCTACTAACATTGCAGACGTAAATACGGTTGCCACTAACATAGCTGATGTTAACACTGTTGCTGGTATCTCAGGCAATGTAACAACGGCTGCTGGCATATCTGCTGACATTACTGCGGTAGCTGCTGACGCAACTGATATTGGGACAGTCTCAACCAACATTGCTAACGTCAATACTGTTGCGGGTATTTCTGCTGATGTAACTACAGTAGCGGCTGATGGCACAGACATTGGTGTTGTGGCTGGTATTTCATCAGATGTAACTACAGTGTCAGGTATATCAGCTAATGTGACAACTGTTGCTGGTAACACATCTAACATTAACGCTGTCGCTGCGGATGCAACTGACATTGGAACCGTGGCAACAAACATTGCTAACGTAAACACTGCGGCTGGCATCTCTGCTAACATTACAACCGTGGCTGGCATTGCTGCTGATGTTACTGCTGCGGCTACCAACGCATCTGATATCTCAGCAATTGCGGCTGAAGTAGCTAAAGTAGTCACAGTAGCTAACGATCTTAATGAGGCCACCTCAGAGATTGACGTAGTGGCTAACAACATTGCTAACGTAAACCTTGTCGGCACAGACATTGCTAACGTCAACACTGTTGCTACAAACCTAACTGACATTAACGCTTTTGCTGATACTTACTTTATCTCAGCAACAGCACCAGTATCACCAACAACAGGTGATCTCTGGTTTGATACTACAGCTAACACCATGAAAGTGTATGATGGCTCTGGCTTTGTTAATGCTGGATCATCAGTAAATGGTACATCTGCTCGTTATAGTTACACAGCAACATCTGGGCAGACATCATTTTCTGCAACATATGATGCTGGATATGTAGATGTATATCTTAATGGCGTTAAGCTTGTTTCTGGTACAGATTTTACTGCTACTGATGGATCAACGGTCGTTCTTGCAACTGGTGCTGCTCTTAATGACACTGTTGATATTATTGGTTATGGCACTTTCAGCGTTTCTAGCGCAGTAACATTACCTGACGGTGTAAAAGCATCATTTGGTGCTGGGTCTGACTTGCAGATTTATCACGATGGTTCGCACAGCTACATTCAAGATGCGGGTCAAGGTCGGTTATATGTTAGAGCATCAGACGGTATTAAGTTTGATAATACAGACTCAAGCAAAACAGGTTTAAGTGTTTTTCCTGACTCTGCTGTGTATGCTTACTACAACAACGCCCTTAAGTTTGAAACCACCGCCACAGGCGTGGATGTTACTGGAGATTTGGAAGCTGATGGTATCAACATAGGTACATCTAGTAGTGTTGGTTCTCTTACCATCTCTGAAGACACTACAGATTTGGCAAGCTTTGCTGTACCCGCACAAAGTAATAGCTTGAGAATTAGGCATACCAGCGGTGGAAATATGCGGTTTGGTATGACCACTTCTCACGCTCTGTCGTTAATGACAAACGCAGCCGATAGATTAACTGTAGACGCAAACGGCAACGTGGGCATTGGGACGAGTTCGCCTTCTTCATTCAACGGTGGTGCAAACAATCTTGTAGTTGGCTCTGGTTCTGGTTCTGAGGGTATAACTATTTATGCTGACAATGCGTCCAACAGTGCAGTATTCTTTGCAGATACAGATAGCACCACAACAGGTCAGTTAAACTATCAACACGCATCTAACGCTATGACGTTCCACACTAATGGTGGCACAGAACGTATGCGCATCGACAGCAGCGGCAAATTACACGTTAATCAAACGTCTGATTGGACTGCTGCCAATTTATCTTCTTCTGCTACTAATGCGCCAGCTATATCCGCAAGAACCAATCAAACCAATGGAACTTGTTTAGTTACTAGACACGATGGCGGTGGCGTTGCGTACAATGTACAATTTTACAACAGCACAAATTTTGTTGGAAGCATCCAAACAACTGCATCAGCAACATCATATGTAACATCATCCGACTACCGCCTAAAGACCGCAGTCAACTACGATTGGGATGCAACTACACGCTTAAAGCAGTTACGCCCAGCTAGGTTTGAGTGGATTGCAGATGGTGATGATGCTGTTCCTGTCGATGGCTTCCTAGCACACGAGGTTCAGGACGTTGTTCCGGAGGCCATCACCGGCACTAAAGATGCTATGCGTGACGAGGAATACCAAGTCAGCGCAGCCACAGGCGACATCTACACACCAGCTATTGAGGCTGTACTAGATGAGGATGGCAATGAGGTAACACCAGCGGTTGCTGAGGTTATCCATAGCAATGACGTTGAACGCCCAGAGGAACTAGCAGAAGGCCAGCTATGGCGTGAGACAACTCCTGCGGTTATGGGTACACGTTCAGTGCCGGATTACCAAGGCATTGACCAGTCTAAGCTAGTGCCGTTGTTAGTTAAGACCATACAAGAACTAGAAGCCCGCATCACGGCATTGGAGAATGTATAATGACTAGAGCAAGAGAACTTGCAGACCAGCATAAGACCCTTGATGTAGATGGCGGCACAATCAAGCTGGATGGTAACTATCCTGTTGGCAGTGAAAACGTGGCGCTGGGGGATGCTGCGCTGGACAGTAATGTGTCGGGTGCGGCAAACACTGCGATTGGCGCAGAGGCGTTGACAGCAAATACCACCGCCAACTATAACACCGCCACTGGGTATCGTGCGCTTTATACAAACACTACAGGTGGGTATAACACCGCTTATGGAAGTAACGCACTTCAACTCAACACCACCGCCAGCAGCAACACTGCAGTGGGTTATCAGGCTGGGTACAGTAATACTACTGGTACAATCCAAGCCTTTGGTAAAAAAACCCTGTATAGCAACACAACGGGTGTTTCAAACGTAGCTGTTGGGAATGATGCGCTGTTACTTAACACTACTGGTTCTTATAATGTGGCAATGGGCTACGATGCGTTAGCACTAAACACCACCGCATCCTACAACACGGCGGTTGGATATCAGGCTGGGTATAGTAATACTACAGGCCACAGCAATGCGGCATATGGCTATCATTCTTTGAAAGACAACACATCGGGCATTGAAAACACGGCTTTAGGTACTAGCGCACTTCGCTATAACACCACTGGCAATAATAATGT